TTGAAGCGGTGCGGCGTGTATTCCCTCGAATGTGGTTCGATGCGAAAAAATGCGCGGGCGGTCTTGATGCGGTGGGCTGGTATCACGAGCGAAAGGATGACAACCGAGGTATAGGGCTTGGGCCTGATCACGATTGGTCTAGCCATTGCTGTGACGCTTTGGGGGCGTTGGCGCTAGAGGCGGAGCGAGTAACGCACGTCCAAACATTGAAGGCTCAAACCGTCCAAGCTGGCGGCTTTGATGTGTTCCAATGATTTACACTATCTGCTTTTGTGACAGCGAAGACCATCTACTAAAGCCAATTCTAAAAACTGGCTTTAGCCACTGCTTCGCAATAAAACACACCGACGATAATTATATAATCGTCAACTCTAGCCGCTCCCATGTTGAAGTCGACGCGCTACCCGTCACGCCGCTGGTCTATGCTGATTTAGTCGAGGGCATGACTCAAATCACGTTATGGGTGCAGGTGGACGAGCGGCGGAGTATCGCGGGCCTGCGCTGGTTATCTTGCGTGGAGTCTGTAAAATCATTACTCGGGATTCAATCGAAGCGGATACTAACGCCACACCAACTCTACAGGTATTTAAAATGTCTGGTAAACTCGGGATTCAATCGAAGCGGATACTAACGCCACACCAACTTTATAGGTATTTAAAATGTCTGGTAAAAGCTCAGCCAAACGCGCAGCAAAACAACAGCGGGCAGCAATAAGAGCGCAGGAAGTACGCGACCGCGCCAAGCTCGCAGAAGAGACGGACGTGATGAAGCGGAAGGAGGCCATTGCTAAACGCCGATCGGCTGGACGTGCTTCACTGCTCAAAACATCCGCAAGCGGTGCAGCTGCTCAGGCTGGTGTTTCTACGGCCAATAACTTGGGTGGGGGTGCGTAATGGCCATGACAGTTCCGGACGGTCTTGGGACTGTCAACGATCTATTAAAACGGTTCCAGTCTGCACAGTCTCGATTTGGGCAGTGGCGCTCACTGCATCAAGAGGCGTTCGATTATGCCGCGCCGCAACGTGAGACATTTAACGAGCATTCGCCAGGGCAACGTAAAAACCGATTTGTGTTTGATTCGACGGCGGTTAATGGCCTGCAACAGTTCGCGAGCAGGATTCAAGGGAGTCTAATACCAAGTTGGCAGCAATGGATGAGCTTGGGCGCTGGCAGTGAGATCCCGAAAGAAGAGGCAGACCGCGTTAATAAAGCGCTGAAAGATTCGACTGATGTGGTGTTTAGTAACCTGAATCACTCGAATTTTGATACCGAGATAACGCCGAGTCTGTCCGATTTGGGCATTGGTACGGGCGCAATCCTCATTGAAGAAAACGACTTTGATGAATCAAGCGCGTTCAGGTTTACTAATGTGCCATTGGCCGAGCTATACGTTGAAATGCCTGCGCGTGGTTCAATCAAGAACGTCTGGCGCAAATCGAACGTTCAAGCGAGCAACATCCCTCTAACTTGGCCCGAAGCTGATCTACCAGCCGAGCTACAGAAAATAATTGATAACGACCCGCTCACAATGGTCGAGATCAAGAATGCGATGTTACATAACACGCAAACTAAGCAGTTTAATCAGGTGGTATTGTGGGAAAAAGAGGCGATATTCTCGCAGGAATTCAGCACGCAACGGCTGATCGTATTCCGGTGGCACGTTACACCCGGCGAGGCTTACGGTCGTGGGCCAGTGATTCAGAATTTGCCCGACATACGGACGGCAAACAAGATAGTGGAAATAATTCTAGGCAATGCCGCGCTTCAAATGAGCGGAGTTTATACGGGGCGGAGTGATGGCCTATTTAATCCAAATACTGCGCGAATAGCTCCCGGCTCAATCATTCCAGTTCTGTCGAATGATGACACTAATCCCACAATGCGAACGCTCCCGATGAGCGGCAATATCGGACTAGGCGATGGCGTACTGCAAATGGTGCAGAACAACATCCGCAAATCATTGTTTAGTGATCCATTGGGCGAAATAACCGACCCAGTTCGCTCCGCCACTGAAAACATTATTCGCAATCAGGAGTTTCTAAAACAGTCGGGCGCGTCAATTGGTCGCATGAAGTCGGAGCTGATCGAGCCGCTAATCTCTGCCTGCGTTGATATTCTGATGACTCGGGGATTGATGCCCGAAATCTCTGTTGATGGTCGAGAGGTGACAATCAATCAAGAATCGCCGCTAGCTAAAGCTGAAAATCAAGAGTCATTCCAGAATACCAACCTATGGCTATCTACGATGGTGGGCCTATTGCCTCCCCAAGTGCTGGGCCTCTCTATCAAAATGGAGGAAGTGCCTACGGTCACGGCCAAACAGTTGGGTATTGATCCTGACCTTCTACGCACCGAAGAGGAACGAGTACAAGCGGCTCAAACTGTCAAAGCGGCGGCGGAGCAAGGGCTAGACGTAGGAATTCAAGGCCAAGCGCCAACAGGTCAACCACAACAGGCTCCGGCGGTATGAGTGAAAAACGCGCAGACTACAACGCATTCGACAATATGGCGGGGATTCCAGATCCCAATGATGTAGCGCTCCAAGCTGCGAAAGATCGCGAGAAGTGGGATAGAATGGACTATCTAATTCACAAGGTTTTTGCACAGAACGAAGACGGGGCGGCGCTGATTCTGCAATGGAAGGAAGCGCTGATTATGACTCCCACAGTGACGGAAAACTCGACCCAATTTCAAGCGGGTATGCGAGAGGGCGAAAAGTCTTTTATTCGCCAAATCCTATTAACAATCGAGAATATTGACAAAAAATGAGCGAAGAATTAAACGATAACACGGCACAAGATGACGCGGCGGCGGTTGCGGATATAGTCAATGAAGGCAATGAAGCGCCGCCTGAGTGGCTGTTAGCCGACAAATACATGACCGGCGAGCGCACTATTCAAGAAGCTACGCAAGAGCAGGCCAAGGCGTACGGCGAGTTGCGTTCACAGTTCGGGGCATTTACTGGCGCGCCTGAGAATTACGAAGTCTCGCTATCTGATGCCGTGAAAGAGGCGGGCGGCGTGCTAGATATGGAAGATGGGCTATTGGTCGAGGCAATGAAGTTTGCCAAAGATGCCAACATGTCGAACGATTCTTTCAACGAGCTGGTTAATATATTTCAGATGTCGCAGATTGCCGACGACACTGCAATGGCTGAGCAACGCGAATCTGAAATGAAAGCGCTTGGGCCTAATGCCGAGTCGCGCATTAACAACATTAACGCATGGGCTAATAAGAATCTAAGCGCCGAAGATGTCGCGGGCCTGCAAGAGGTCGCAACAACTGCGGGGGGTATTCGTGCCATCGAGCGGCTAATCTCTCAGACGAGGAACGCGCCGGTGGCTGTGGATAATCAGCAGGCGGCTCCAAGTATTAGTATGTCCGAATTGAAAGAGGCGCAATTCAAAAAGGACGATTACGGGAATTTGAAAATGGCCAGTGATCCTGAGTATCGCAAGAAGGTAGAGGCGATGTTTGAACAGAAATACGGGACCGAGAATTATCAGACACTACACGGCGGTTAATTCGCAGAGTTGACACACAAACAACTAAAGCCTAATATTTAAAAACTTTCTATCGAACCCTTAATAGGCCGTTAACGGAAAGGCAAAGCTACTGCTACGCCGCCCGTTTGGCACCGGTAAAGCAAGCAAAAACTGTTTTATTAGATATTAAGGGGAATCCCATCTCTAAGTTCCTAACCAATGCTGCCGTAATCGAGTTTGATAGCCTCGTAAAGCACAACTATCAAGCATACGGCAAACTGCGTAATACCGTGACACTTCGCACTGGGGTGCGTGGTGAATCCTATAAATTTACAAGAATGGGCCAAGGTCTAGCGAATCAAAAAGCCAGCCAAGCCGATGTAACGCCGATGGATATTAGCCACGCACGCCAAACCGCGAGCATGGAGAATTGGAACGCTGGCGATTACACGGACATTTTCGATCAAGCCGAAGTTAATTTCGACGAGAAGGCCGAACTAGCAAAAACCATTGCTAAAGCATTAGGTCGCCGCGAAGATCAAATCATCATCAACGCAATGAATGGCGGTACTTACTCCGCTACTCCAGGCGATGATCCCGATACGGGCTATCTTGTCGCGGATGGTGGTGCAAACCTCACAGAGGCTAAATTGCGTGAAGCTGCGTTGTCTGGTCTGACTGACCGAAACGTCGATGATATGGATCGAACTTTGGCCGTTACCGCTGCCGGCGTTCAATCTCTGATGGGTGAAGAGAAAGTGACTAGCTCCGACTTTGTTACTCTCAAAGCGCTTATTGGCGGCACAATGGATCAAGCCACGTTCATGGGCTTCCGAGTCTGCCTGCTGGGTTCACGCCTTGAGGGTGGATTACCTCAAACTGGCAACATCGTTTCAGCGTTTGGGTATCACAAAGAGGCTATTGGTTATGCGGTGGGCTTGGATATGCAGACCCGTGTTGATTGGATCGCACAGAAAACTTCATGGCTCGCTAACGGCGTTATGAAATCAGGGGCTGTCATTCGAGAGAATGCCGGTATTGTTAAGATTGAATATGATGTTACGGCTTGATAAGGAGATAGCAAATGGCTTTTACAGCTGAAACATTTATCCCAAACTCCTCAATGGCTAATAGTGACGCGCCTCGAATTTTTTCCTATGCGACCGGCGACACACTGGCGGCTGCTAAAGGGGCTAATTACTTTGATGCTGCCGCTTCCACCACTGGAGGTCTGGGGTTGAAAGACCAAGATATCATCTTGGTAAACGCATCGGACGGGGTTTCGTTCCTATCTATGAGCGTAACCGCTGGCGCTGCAACTGTTGGTGCTGCCACCGACTTTGCATAAATAAACTGGGCGGGCTGTAATGGCCTGCCTTGTTTTAAAATACAGGTGACAAATGGCATTTAATCAATCCACTTTTGCGCCTCTCTCGGCACAATCTAGTTCAGCTCCACGAGTCTGGACGTATTCAACGCCGGACGATCTCTCTACGGTCACAAGTACCGGCTATTTCGATGACAAAAAATTCCAGCTGCAAGAATTTGATTTTATTCTTGCCGTGGTTGATGGTGTGCTTATTAAGCTCGTTATTGGCTCGGATACATCAAGCGCCACACCGAGCAATACAGTAACTTACGCCTCATTTTATCAGGGCGTGGATTCTGGCAGCTACTCGATCACATCCGGTTCACCAACTGAAATTGGTTTAGAAGTTACCGTACCAGTAGGCGATTCAAGCCAAGAAGATTACCAAGTTAGAGTTGCGCTGCCATCTATTGCAGGTAGTAACGGTTCAACAGATATCGCGATGGATATTAATGTTGGAAACATTGTGGCCACGTCAATCACTCGAAAAATCGGTAACAGTGAGCTGGGTATTAACGCTTCATTTTTTATT